GAGCCATTAAAATTAGGTCTTTGTTGAACTGCTAATTCATAAATGCTTATGGGTGTAATAACTGTATCAATGTGTAAATCCTCAACAATAGCAGAAGATGTTTGATAGATTACTGTACCACCTAATACTACATATACACCTCCGTTACTTGGCGAGATGTCCATTGATACCCTATAAGATTTAGACGTACTAATAGCAATTTGTTGTTGTATTAACTTTGTCCAATCACTTGCAGTTCCATCAGCTTTAGCTTTTCCATCAACTAATGAAACTGAAGAGTTAGCAGACCAAGAACTTAATCCATTACTAAAATCTCCATTAGTAACCAATTCACTACCTAAAACTTCTTTTGGCTTAACACTATGTAACTTCCCATCACTATAAGCAGTAGGAGTTGTTATTATACTTGCTTTCTCTAATAAATTGCTCATAGTTCTATTTTTTCAAAGTCAGTTAGTGTTGCAGTTGTGCAAGTTGCATTTTCATAATATGCTGAACGAGATTCTAAAGATTTTAATAAAGATGGTACTTCACTTGGAAAAGCTAAATTGTAGTAAATATCTCCCCATCCATCTTCTACTGGACTACCCCACCAACTAACTGCGTATATTTCGTTTGCCATTATTTTTTTTCTTATCTTTGTTAACCTTGTTATAAAATTCAGCTAACTTTATTATGTTAACCTCTTTTGTCTTATATTGTTTTTTTTTACCCTCCATTATAAAACCCAACTTGAAAACTCATCTGCATCTTTATCAGGATACATATCTCCGTTCTGATTATTAGTATATTCTGGATACTTATTACTATTAAAAGTAATATAGTCTAAGAACCTTCTTGTGTAAAACTCAGCTCTATCATTTATCTTACTCATCATTCTATCAATGTCAGTAAAATTAACAGAATCAGACTCCTCTCCTCTATGCTTAGATACACCTCCATTATCCACTTTGAACATAGAGAAAGGGAAGTACTCTGACTGAGTAAACCAAATTAACATTGGCTTAATGTAAACGTCTCTAAGGCTCTTATAATCGCTATTAGCAGGTAAGTCTATATCACCTGATATTATTAAAGCCTGTAGCTTATCATATAGTTTACCACCTAAATAGTTCTGTATGTGTATATCTTGAGCTACCTCAATAAAGTGAATCAGCTTATCAGCATCAGTATTACCACTAATTATTGACTTAGCTTTTAAATCTTGTATTGTTATGAATAATGCTTTCATAGTCCTAAAGTCTTTCTTATTTTATTTAAAGTACTTCTATAAGCACCTTTATCTGCTCTATCTATCATTCTCTCTCCCATTTCAGATGGATTCTTAGGTTCTTTTAAACCATCCCCATAAGCATTAGATGAATCTACTTGCTTACCATCTTTCTTCTTGTAAACTCTTAGTTCCCAATAGTGATGGCAGTTCTTACCACCTTTATATTTTAGTAAACTATAGTTCTGTTTTTTATGCCCTAACTCCTTGTTTACACCTCTAAAAGACATCATATTAATATCTTCCTTTCTAAATACTATCTTTCTACCTGTTAACACTTCCATTCTCTTGCAGAAATCTCTACTGTTAGGAGACTTTCTCTCTGGCATATAAGCGTATCTAACTTTATATACACCATCATCCTCAGACGATGCTTTATCAGAATACTTGATTTCAGCCATTTTAACGGACTCATTCTCTTCTTGGTATATCTCACTATGGACAACCTCCCAATCATCGCTTAAAACCTCTCCTAAGGCTTCTAATTGATTAATCATATCATCACCATCTTCTTCTGTAAAGTCATTACTCTCTTGTGTAGATAATTTCTCTCCTGTTTCCTCTTCTCTTCTTATCTTAGTTTCAATGTTGTCTAACTCAGTAAACTCTATTGGTTGTAATGTAACGAAGTATAAATCTTGGTAAACCTTGTTAAATTCAAGTATCTCTGTTAAACCATAGATAACTCCATCTTGCAAAGGTCTAATAATAACATTGTCCATTAGTACAGATGCAGTTCTTAATTCTTCTGCATTGTTACCGAATCCTGTGTTATCTTTAATACCTAAAAGAATAGGAGATACAATTCCGTGTCCTAACATAATCTTCTCTCTTGCCTCATCAGATAAGAATTGGTATTGAGCGTGAGCATCTGGTAGGTGTATAGCTTCTATGTCAGCCTTAGTTTCTGCTGATTCGTTAAATGCGATAATTGCTTTACCACTATTTGAACTACCTGAGAACTTATCGTTTATCTTACTCTCTATAATTTGCTGAGTCTCTGAATTAGGTACTCCATTGTTAAAGTTTACGAATAAACTTGGTTGTAAACCATTCTGTATATTTGATATATGGTAGTTAGATACCTCTGATTCTAATTCAGCATATTGTAAACAAGCCTGATAATCAACAGTAGCATAGTAATAGAAACCACTTCTGTAAGGTTTGAATATGTAAAGTTCGTTTACTTGTGATTTAGTACCATTGCTGAAAGTAGGTATTCTCTTAGGCTTATCTGAGTTCTTACAGTCTTTCCAAGATGGATGATAGTAATATGCCTTAACCTTACCGTTAGTTGCTTTCTCTGCTCTCAACGTCTCCATAGGAAAGTGAGATACCTTTAATATCTTTGTCTTAGCTTTGTTGTAAGTAAGTTGCATAGCACCTTGACCTAATAGCTTGTAATCATTAACAAGTCTCTTAACCTCTCTTGGTCTAAGAAGTTTCTTCATTTTAACATAGTCTTCTGGAAATAACTCAGAGTTTGTGGACTCTAAACCTCTTCCATAAATCATATCTACAATACCATTTACACACCTACCATTAGTAGGAGAATCAAGATACCTTTCTATTAAAGTATCAAAGTAATCGTTATTGTTACCAAAGGCTACCCAATCCTTGTTGTGTACCTCTTTGATTTCAGGAATCTCATAAGAAGACATATTAACAATTCTAATACTGTCTTTGTATTCCTTTCTAACTACGTTATTCTTTTTTGAACTCATTATATTATGTATGTGTTATCATCTACCACGCTATAAGGCTTGTATATTGTTCCGTTGCCTATTTCGTGCTTATTAGTTAATCTTTCTGTTGCAGTTTGAGATGTAACATATATTTTATCTCTATACCACAATTCATCATTATTAGTTATTTCTAAATAATAAGTAGAATCCTCTTCAAGAATAGTTGATTGAAATGTAACTTCTGTAAAGTTAGTAATGTTCGCAAAAGTAGCGTTTGTAACACTCTCTTCTTTGCCATCTCCATCTCTTCTAATCTTTAACACAACAGTTCCTGAAAAGTTACTACTTCTCGGTGCTATCGTGATTGTTTGATTTACTGATGTTGGTTCTAATATTAACATACTATGATAACTAAATAATTTATTTTTGTTTTATTTAATAAAAAAACCCCACCAAATGGTAGGGCTTAGTTTAAATTAATCAGAAACTATTATACAATAGTGAATCCAGCAGCATCAATGTCAAAAGCTACAGTATTAGTGTACACTCCTGCAACAGCAGGTCTGTTTATGAAATTAGCAGGTGCTTTTTCCATTCCTGTAAAACTTAGAGTATATCCACTCATATCAGCCATAGCTCCACCTGTTACTACAGTACCTCCTGTTACGTCAGCACCATACTCAGCTCCAGCTAAGAATACATTTCCGTTATTGTCTTCGATAAGAATGTTTGGTCTTCCGAAAGATAATAATTTAATAGTATTGTGGTCTTCTTTAGTTAATTTTTTAAGTGTCAACTCTAACACTTGCTCGAAAGCAGTAGTTCCATTCTCTCTACTTGATTGAATGTTTTCTGTATAGGTAGAGTTTCCTCTAACTTCGTATTTGTAAGCACTTGGAGAGCCAGCTACAGCATCAATTACATCTGTATCTGTACTATCGTATGTTATACTGGTTATATCTCCAAAATTTACAAAATAAACAGCATTGATTCCTCCAACACTATCTTTACAAGGTTCTGTTCTACCTAAAGTAATATCACAAGCCATAATATTTATTTTTTATTTATTAGTTATAAAAAAAGGGATAGGTAGTAATTACCCACCCCCTTTTTGTATTTATTTATTTGAATCTTAGATTCCGTAAGTTACGATGTCTTCAACAACTCCGTACTGTACACCAGCAGTAAATCTCATAATGATTCTTACGTTTTGAGAACCATCTAAGTCAGCCATATCTAAAACTTTTACTTCTTGATGGTCTGATAATAAACCAGTTCCAAATTGTAAGTTATCTTTAGTAGTTGCTACAGCAGTATTTGC